ATTGAAAAATGACTTATAAAGAAAGATTCGTCGCAGTCGTAAAGAGTAATGGTAAGATTTTGAGAGAACATGATGGTGTTGTTACTCTCCCATTCCAATCAGAATATTCTATTCTGATGAAAAATCTTGAGTCCAGAAAAGCAGAAGTAAGAATCACTATTGATGGTCAAGATGTTCTCAATGGTAGTTCGTTATTAGTTATGCCCAACTCCACATTTGAACTTGAAGGGTTCCTGAGTGGTTTCAAAGTAACTAATAAGTTTAAGTTTATCAAAAAGACGAAAGAAATAATTGAACACCGTGGAGATAAAATTGACGATGGTATAATCCGTGTTGAGTTCACTTATGAAAAATATAAACCAGAAAGAAAACAAATAATTCACGATCATATCCATTATTGCCCATACTGTTATTGTCATCCATGTACTTGCTATCCTCATAGATGGAGACATGGAAGAAGATGGTACGATACAGTTACATGGTATTATGGTTCAGATTCTTCAGTTAGAACTTCTTCCCCAAACTTCACTATTTGGACAGGAACTGCTGCAAATGATTCCGATATTGTATCAGTTTATAATTGTTCTCTTACAAATTCTGTTGGAGAGAATCAAAGAGGAGTTGCAGAATCAATTAATTTTACTCAACCAACATTTGAACCATTAGATGATGAGGGAATTACTGTAAAAGGTTCAGAATCTAATCAGAAGTTTGTTTCTGCAAATATTGGTGAGTTAGAAGAAAACTCTAATGTTATTATTATCAAATTACGGGGAACAACTTCTAGTGGTGAAGAAGTAAAGCAAGCAATTACAGTAGATAAAAAATTATACTGTGAAACTTGTGGGAAAGCTTCTAAATCATCTGCTAAGTTTTGTAGTGAATGTGGAACTTCGTTAATCTAATCTGAATGGAAAGAGGGGATACTAAAAAAAATAGTATCCCCTCTTTTTTTTGTTACTTTCTATTTTTTCCTATTTTATACCAATCTACTAGAATATCAGGAGAAATTCCCATTACTTTTGACAAAGATGTAAACACATCATTCCTTTCATCTCTACGGATCGTTTCCTCATCTATGGAAGTTTGTTTCTCATTTTCAAGTTTTTCGGTTACATTCTTAAAAGCTTTATTTTGAATAGAGAGAATCTCAACTTGAGATTCTAGATCAGCAATGGCATTTTTTATGATATTAAAAATAGTTTCTGTTTGTAATATTTGTTTTTCTTTATTCTCTTCTCTACTATATTCTATTTTTTTAGAATTATTCAGTTTTAACGACCATTGTGTAGACCTCTCACTCTTTTCTGATATTACATATCCTTTTTCCTCCATACTTCGAAGAGCTTTCCCTGTCGTTTCTCTATGTACTCCAAGTATTTGAGCAAGTTTAAATATTGTTATTGTTTTTTCCTTCATTTTTTTCATTATATTTAAAATTTCCTCTTCTAACTCAGTTAGTTTTGGTTCTTTCCTCGACGTAGAAAAACTTGTTGCCATCTCTATTCCCTCCGGTAGGTTTTGACTATATACTTCTGTAATACCACTTGGATTTACTGGCGCATATGTTTCTGGATAAAGAGCTATTGGAACTATTAAACCCTTATCGCATAGAACTTTTAGTCTGTTTCTAATTGTGTTATGATTCATTTTATATTTTCTAGCTATTTTATCAACGGATATACTTTTCATTTTTCTTACTCTTTTTAGAAAAAGACTTTCATCTTGATCCATATTTTCTCCTTTCAAAATAGAATTTTCCTTTCTTTGTAATTAATATATATAGATTTTTTAAACCAATCTGCATCTAAATTGAGAACATATTATAAATGTTCATTATTATACGGTGCATTAAAAAGGATATTTAGGAGAATATAAATGGAAAAAGAAAAAGATCTTCTAATTAAAATAGAAGACAAATACCGTGAATGCATGAGAGACTCTATTGGACAAAGAGTCGAAGCTAAAAGAAATACTCCTAGTGGTTTTGTTGAAATATATGAAATTAATGAAGATGGATCTCAGAAGTTAGTTGGTAAGAGTAATCTCGTTGTATATCTAGGAAGGGAATGGTTAGCAACTAGAATCTTTGGTACTGATAATACTTCAGTTGATCCTGTACATACTGAATGGATTTGTTGGTTTGGTTTAGGAACAGGTGGTGTTCTTCCAGCAGATCCATTTGATCCAGTTCCACCAACAAATTCAGATACAGATTTAGATACTCCTGTAGGAATAAATGCTACAGATGCTACGTGTGCAGATTTTCATGATGGATTTTATTTTAAACATCCTCTAGATTCAGTTAAATTTGAACAGGATCCAGATAATGACGATAAGTATTTGATTGCTAGAGCAGAGATAACGATTAGTAACGATGATGCAAATGGAAACAATTTAAGTGAAGCGGGATTGTTTACTGCCTCAAGCTCATCTGGGGGATACTCTGGACCATTCCATATGTATGCTAGATGTACATTTCCCTCAATTACAAAAGTAGAAACAAGACAATTATTATTTGTATGGTATATCTACGTGTAAGAGAAAGGATATAAGAAATAGAAGAACTAAGATATAGACAACAAACAAAATTTTTAGGGAGAAATAAAAATGGCGAATATATCACCTGGTGTATATACTAAGATTGTAGATTTATCTGCATATGTTGCAGCTGTACCAGGAACAATTGCCTTTATGGCGGGTCTTTGCCAAAAAGGTGAAGACAACGTATTAAAGTTTGTAAGTTCCAGAGGAGCATTTATTGGAGAATTTGGTGAACCAGATATTACTCTTTACGGAAAGAACTACGGACAGGGACCATATCTTGCTTATAATTATCTTGGAGAAAGTGGCTCATTATATTGGATGAGATGTCTTCCTGATAATGCTGCATATGCAAACTTTAGAATTGATGGTGTTCTTGCTCCAACAGATGCAACAGCTTCAGTTGCAATAACATATCTTAGTAGTTTAAACACAAAAGCAGAAGTTAAATCAGCACTGGAAGCTTCTGGTTCCACATTTCCACTTTGTGTTTTATATCCATTGGGAAGAGGAGAATATTACAATGGAATTTCTGTGAGATTAACTGCCCATTCAAATCCTACTCTCAATGGCGTTTATGTATTAGATATTTACGAGAAACAAAGTGATAACCAAGATGTAATTATTGAGTCATTTGAAGTATCATTTGATCCAAATGCTCTTGATCTATCTGGTGATTCTCTTTGGATTCAATATGTTCTCCAAACTTATTCGTCTGTTCTAAGAGCTGAAATGGTAAGAGCAAATGGGGAATATGCTCCTGGTTATGACTTATTAGTAAGAGTTTATGATAAAGATATTGGTACTGTTACTGTTGACGAAGTTGCTGGAACAATTACAGATAATAAACAAAACTTCTCTGACTGGCAGACTAGTCCAGAAACCGGAAATGCAACTTATATGGTAGTTGCAAAAGATGGTAGAGGAAATAGTCTGTATGGTTGGTTAGGTGCTGCAACTGGAACTACATTCAGTTCTGTTAATGTTTTCAATGGTAGAGATCTAGATACTGCTTCAAGAGGATGGGTTGGTGATCTTACAGCTTTTGATTCCGGATCGACCATTACATATCAAATTAAGAAAGCAAACACATCAATTTCTGATACATTTGTTAGTAGTGAAGGTGCTCCATTGAAACTTGGTTCTGATGGCTCACTAAAGAATTCCTCTGGTGATTTAGATACAACAGTTGCTACAGAAATTCTTGCAAATGCTTATGATGGAACAGTTGATGATAATGTTCTTGATACAGAACTTTATTACTTCAGTGTTGTATTTGATGCTGGTTATCCAACAGATGTTAAAACTCAGATTGTAAACCTGGCTACTACTCGTAGAGATTGTGTTGCTATTCTTGATAATGGTGACAATGCTACATTTAATGCTTCTATTGATAAGAGAGTTCAGACACATAAATTCAATACTTACTATGCTGCTCTTTATGAAGAGTTCAATAAAGTTTATGATATCTTTACTGGACAAGATGTTTGGTTCTCACCACTATATCACATTGCTTATCTGTTACCAAGAAATGACAGTGTAGCAGAAGTTTGGTGGGCAATTGCTGGTTATGAAAGAGGGGCAATTCAATCAATTAAAGAATTGAGATTCAATCCAAAACTATCTCAGAGAGACCAGATGTATCTTAAGCAGTTGAACCCAGTTGTTAAGTTCTCAGATGGTTATGTAGTTTGGGGAAATCTTACTACACAAGCAAGAGCAACAGCATTACAGGATCTTAATATTGTAAGACTTGTTCTATATGCTAAGAAAGCTCTTGAAACATTCTGTAGATATTATATCTTTACTATGAATGATGGACTTACTTGGAGTTCAGTACAAAATGGAGTAATTGAATTCCTTGAAGATCTCAAGAGTAGGAGAGGTCTTGATAGTTATACAGTAGAAGTAAGTGCTACAGAATATGAGAAGAAGAGAAAGACTTTCCATGTCAATATTACTCTAAAACCAACTAGAGTTGTGGAAAAGATCGAACTCAACTTCTTTATTCAATAACCGCTCAGGCAGCCTTCTTGTTGTACCTGGAGGGGAGTAGGGCTAGCTACTCCCCTCATTTTTTCGTCGACAAAAAAAATAGTCGGTCAAAAAAATGGGTCACCTGATGAAGATTGGTAACCCACTTTTGAGAAGGAGAGAGATGAGGACTGGATATTGGTGACAGCAGAGTACTCAGTATTTATACTAAGATTTTAGACGGGGGTATTTATAACCCACTAGAAGCTGTCACCAATATTCATCTCTAAGAAGGATTACTTTTCGTTTTTCGTTTTGATGGCATCTTTGCGGTCGATGATCACAACACCATTCACCACATGATACTTACTCATCTTTAAACCTCCTTGCCGTTAAGGTTTCTGAGTTGTTTGGTTACTTGCTTCCAACCTACTTCTGCGCATGAACTGTAGGAGTTACATGGATCCATCCAGCCTTGCTGTCAAACCCGACGAGAACCCAATGATACTTCTTCTCTGGATTCTTCATACTGAGAATGGTAACGATGGTTCCTCGTTTGAGAGTTGCGAAGGGTTTTGTGTCGAAGTTTGCTGTCGAGAAGACTTTGGTATCAGCTTCGATGAGTGCGGACTGCCCCACAAACATCCCACTCTCATACCTGGTGTCTGCCCGAACTGTTGAAATGTTGATTGCCAAGATGACGAATACTGCTACTGCGAGAATCAAAACCTTTTTCATTATTTATCTCCTTGCCTAGAGATTTACTTTGCTCTGTAGATTGATGGAAGCTTGTAATCCTGAACTGCCATGATGTGAAGGCAGGGAAGTTTCCTTCCGATAACCCTGCTGTTCAGGCAGGTGCACTTGAAGCCACCAAACTGGTTCTTGGTTACTATATCTGTTCCGACTTGCCATGAGAATGCACTGATCATTGTAACCTTCATGTCCTCATGGATCTTCTTGATTTCGTTGAACTCTTCCTGTGTTAGAATTCCCATTTCCTTCTCCTTGCCTAGAAGATTTTGCTGATGATAACGATTGCTCCAATAATTACAACCCATAGAATACCAGTCAGGATAAAGGGATACTTTGCCGACCCGGTTCGTTTCTTATCTCTTTCCTGATGGATAGATTCACGGATTCTTTTTTTGTAACTTTCCATCAACCTCCCACCATTGAATTGAATAACATTACTTCTCATATCTTCTCTCCTTGCCTTTTGATTTCGAACTATATATATTTTTTGAGATATAATATTATTATATCTCTTCGTTTTTCATCTAAAATAACCAGAACTTATACCAATTACTTTTCTTGTTATTTATTAGATATTAATATATATATAGAATTCGTATCTATAATTGATTAAAAATTGACAAAAAAAAGGGTGCATGAAAAAGGAGACTATCCAATTTCCGCACCCTTTTCACATAGGAGGGCACCTATGTTGGAGTATTACTTCAGATAGAGATCTACTCTACGATCCGTATCCAACCAGGTTTTGGCTGCATATTTCTTACCCTTGGTTTCAGTGATGATCTTCTTTGCAGGAACACCCTTGGAAACCATGTAAGCTTTGGCAGCGTCAGCACGTTTCTGACCCAGCTTCATGTTATAAGCAACCGAACCCTTCATGTCACAATTCCCAACCAGGTCCCACGCAACATCCTCCTTTCTCTAGAATATTATTACTCTATTACAAATTCAAAATTGTATGGGGAGGATCCGTCTCCAAAAGTTTTCCCCCGGCAAGGTAGGGTAAACTTCGTTCGTAATCCTCCCCATAAATCAGGAGTGAAACAGTAACAGAGTAAATGGTTAGATTAGATATTTTATTGTAAATGCAATAACTACAACAATCATTCCCATTAAGGATGCTTTCCAAAATGGAAGATGACCATGAAATAGAATTGCGGTTGATGCAGCATACGCAGCTACGAAGAATAGTTCTTGTGGTGATACCATATGTCACCTACTTTATGACATATTTGAACTCAGGGTACATTGCAATGGGAAGACCATCTGAACCTATAATAGCTGCACTTACACGATAATTTCCTTTCTGTGTTGGACAAACTAACTGAAAGGATTTATCTTCGTCACTGCCATTATAAATCTCGGTTACTTTTCGATTGAAATCCCATTCAAATTCTGGTCTCTGTTCAATGACCTTGACCACCTTATACTTATCCTTCTTTGGGTTCCAAACCCGAATGACCATATGCAATCCCTTCGTATCTTTCTCTGGAAGTTTATATTCTCTATAAAGATCAAGATACTCTGGAACTGTAGATTCTTGACTTTTCTCCACTGTTCTTACGATATGGAAAATTGTCTTGATCTCGGATCTTGAAGGACTGGTCAGGTAGATTTCATAGTTCCTTGCAGGTAAACCGGTCGATTGCTCATAGACTATAGTCTCTGTTGCACAACCTACAAGAAACATAATTGCAATAAACGGAAGAAGTATTTTTTTCATCATGATACTCTTCCCTCCCAGACAATGGCGAATGTGAACTTGTCAATGATATGAACCCATTGCCCTTTTTCCAGTTGAAGTTTCTCAGCTTTTCTTTTCAAAGCTTCGAGATCATTGTCTTCTGCAACTGAAACAAACTCCGTTGGTCTGTCCACTTTATTAAGAATGAACATTTGGAATTGTTTATCAGAAGCAACCAAAACTTCAAACTTTGTCATAGGATTGCCCTCCTGGTAACATAATCTGTCGAAAAAACTATCCCGAGAATTAATCCCGGGATAGTTTTCTGGACTCTACTTGAACATCTCCTGAGCTCTTTTGATGACCTCGTCGTCTGAGAGATCTGAGTTCAGAAGTTCTTCAAGTTTTCGATCCTGCTCTTCCCACTCTTTCCGATGCCGCTCGGTGAGTGAAACTACTTCAATGGGATTAAACGTTATCGGAAACTGGAGCACTCTTCCCATTGAATGAATCTTTCAGATGCTGGAGTTTCTGTTCAGTCCTTCGCATCTCCAGCATAGTTGACTTGGCGGCATTCAAGTCACCCATAAGAGCTATTACATCGTCTTCGTTTTTGAGTGTTACACCTTCCAGCTTTATTTCCTTGCTGGTCACAGTAATAAGATGTCTGAAATTCTTGCTTGTCATAAGGTCCTTGCCTCCCTTGACTAGTATGCCATGATAAGATTGAAAAGATAATTCCTGATTGGTTCTGTCTTGTAGTAGATCCAGTTCAAAAACCCTGCCATTTTTTCGAACATGTTTGTTCTCCTACTAGAAGATGAGATTAATAATTGTTGCAGCAACAACCGAGATGAAAACGGCAATTGCATACTGATTCGAAACGACGAATTTTTTGAGTTTCATTTCAAATTACTCCTTGCCTTGTTTTATTACCAATTTATATATATAGAATAAGTTTATATAAATGACTAATCCTGGAGAATTTCTTTCTTTATTTTTGGTGTAAACTCACCACAATAATCTGTTCTTTTTCTTTTAATGTATTCTGGATATCTTTTACACCATCCTTCTTGATTTGTTGGATTAGGATACGGAGGATCCCAATACTTACAATTCTCACATCTCTCTTCCATTGTGGTATCTCCTATATGAACTAGTATATAAACCATTTAAAAACCTCTCTATGTAAAGGAATTTTATTCCCCAGTATTTTCATCGTAATTAGTTATCACTATCAATTCTCAAAGTTAGACGTTTAATTCCATATTTAATTGCATCTCCGGTAACATATAACATAATAAGATGTTTCATATAATCTGGTAAATCTTCTGGTAAATAATTTAACATTGATGTCCATGATTCAATTTCAAATACATGTGTTGCAATTTGTTTAGCTTGCATTATTTCTGCTTCAACTCTTTGAGATCTACTTTTTCCGTATTTCCATGTATCAAGAGTATCTTTATACATTTTCTTTGTTTTCTCATCTTTTGCCTCTTCCATAAACTTCTTGTATTTTTCTTCCATCTCTTTATCTTTTGCTTCATACCACCAACCACGTTCATTGAAAAAATCTTTTACAAATTTTTTCATGTCTTTTCTAAAATCTTCTTCTGTGCTAGCGGTAGATTCAATATATAATAAAAAGTTCGCGGAAGAACTATTAGTGATAAAATCTATTTTAAGTTTCATTAATACCCTCCTTCACCTTGGATAACTATAATATTATCAGGTAATATTACTTTTGTTAATCCTTCATTACATAGAAACCTCTCGACAGAATTGTCACTATGGTCACTTGCTTCTACTATATGGACAACACCACCTTCAGAAAAAACTTTTTCAGCTTTTTCCCATTGTTCTTTTCCCCAGCTAGTTTCTTTCAAGTAACCATATTCTTTTTCAAAAGATTTCAAATTTTCGTATGTATCACTGATTAGATCTCTTAAGTTAACTTTTATTTTAATTTCAATTTCAATATCTTTCCTGTTTATGTATGATGAAGGTTTTTCACCAATTATGAAACTTGTTGAACTACTATTTGTAACGAAATCAAGTTTTGTTTTCATCTGCTGCTTCCTCCGCTTCTTGTTTGATTTCATTAATAATTCTTTCTATTGATTCACCTTTTCCATACTTTTTGTAAAAATCTGTCCATTCATCAATTCTATCTTGCATTCTGGTTTTTAGTTTCCCAGTTTGAAGGTTGAAGAAATTTTGCTTTTGAGATCTTTTATACTCAAGATCATATTCATTTACACTTGTTGTTTGATTGTTTAAATCTTCCCAATGATGATTCCATGATGTATCAACACGAACATGCCCTGTTGAATCCCTATATAAAAACGATGGATAATTACAAGACCATGGAAGAATAAGATTTGTATTTGGATCTAATTTTTTCAGTTTCTTTTTTGCAGAAGTTGCCCAAGTGAATTTTCCTGAACCAGGAAAATCCCGTGTATATTCCTTTACAATTAAATCAATCATATCATGGGCAGCTTCTGTAATTGTTAGTTCTGGATCTGTAAAGATAAAAGAACTACTACTACTATTGGTTACGAAATCAATTTTTTTCTTCATATATTCCTCCTAGAAGAATGTTACCTTTTTCTTGTCATAGTCAACAAGAACCATATAATCAGTATATCCACAGAGGTAACCATCTTCGGGATTACTACTTTCAATTAAAGATTCGATATGTTTAACTACTGAGTTAAACTCGTCAATATCTATGATTACTGGTTCTTTTACAAACACATTACAAAATCCGTTATCATACTCTGTTGTAATTTCTGATTTAAGACAAACATCAGAAAAATCTTTTCTTCTGAACTCAAGATATTTTTTCCATAATTCCAGGTGGTCAATATTAAAGATCTTTTTTCCCTTGAAAAAATCTTTAACATCATATCCATCAAATCTTACTTTTCCTAGAACAATAGAATTCCCTTTTTTGATTAAAACTTCTGCCCCTGTCATTTTATGACCTCTAGTTTTATAGATTGTTTTCGCAATGGATCATCCTCTGGAATTAAAACTTTATGACTACAGTTTCTACACATAAAGGTTAACCCAGTATGTTGAGTATTACAATTTGGACATAGAGAAAAACCATATTTATCTAATAGTTTTTGTCTTCTTTTATTATCTTCAGTTCTCCATTTTTTCCAATTTGGTGAATCCCAATCAGCTTTATATTTCCAATCAGATGGTCTTTTCCAATTTGGATTAATATCGTTTGGATCTCTTTCCATATTCTCGCTCATTTATATTCACCTTAACCTATTCCAAAATTAACTACATTTTTTAAACGCTCTGGTTTTTCACATGGAACATATTTACCATCTCCGAGTTTTTTACTTTTTCCTTTCCATTCATACCAATGTTCTTTTTCAATAAATGGATATAATCCAGAAAAAGTTTCTTCAATGGATGCATAATTATATCCTGTTTCGTGAATATCTCCCCAGTTTTCAGCAATACATTTTTTTGCTGTTTTTAAATCTGGATACCACGCAACAGTCCGTTTTTCATGCACGAAATTCCAATCTCCATCTTTCCTTGGTCTATCTGGAAAGATGGGTTTATCGTAATCAATTTCATGTGTTATAACAACATAGATTTTTTCTGGTCCACGTTTTCCCATAGGAAAACTTCCTTGATCCAAAATTTTGAAATCCTTGTTCGCTACAAGGGATATTGAATCAACCTTCTTTTTTTTCATCATCTTCTCCTATAATTATTCTTTCTTGAATAAAACTTCAGCTTCGATCCATAACATTTTTCCTGAGTGATTTTTTTCAAATTTCTCTCTTGAAATGTGATATGGAACATCGTGTAGTTTTTTAAATCTAGATCCTAAATCCCCACCCCAATCAGATGCTTTATCTATTTCTATATATCCAGCATGTCTTATTGCATGGATATATGCCCATACATGATCTTCACTTTTTCTTTGGAATGCTTGTCTTATATTATGTGCATCAAAGAATTTCCCGTTTTCAAAAGAGTTTATAAACTTTATAACTCTATACCAAAGATCTCCTTGTCTTACTTTTTCCTGGTACTTCATAACTTCAAGGTTATGGTTATAATATTTTATATTTCTCTGTTGCTCTTTACTTCTTCTTTGCATAGGTAATTACCTTCTCTGTTCAGTTAAGACAACTAGATCCGTATCCATTACCTCAATGTTTCTTCCTTCGTAATCCATCAAAAGACCAATTTTTGTACCAGCAAATGGTCCATCGTTGTCGCCAAAACAAACTTCTAAAACGTTGTTTATTCCATGTTCTTTTGCATACATGAGAATTGCTATTCTGGAGAAACAATTATAGATATAATAAGCATATCTATTTTCTCCATAACCCTGCCATGTTTTAATTTCTTTTCTGATCTCGTCAAGTTTTTCCTCTATTGTTATTATTTTAGTTTGTTTTCTTACTGATCTTAAAGAGTAAATAACATGTGCTGCACTACAGGATATTATGTTATCACTTTCTTTTGGAATAAGAGAATGATATCCATCATAATCCATACTCAAAAGAAACGACATTTCATGGTTTCTTATTGCTTTGTAAAGGTCTTTTCTTGTTGATCCTTTGAAAGCAAATAAGAAACTCGTACTACTTGAGTTGGTTACAAAATCATTTTTTATTCGCATTTCTTTTCCTCATATATTCTTCTGTATATATCCATGTATCTTTTTTATCTATCCAAGGTAGACCATCTTCTAGTGCAAGTTTTTTACACTCTGAGCAATCGTGATAGTCTAATCCTTCTCTTACCCCATGAATACACGTTTGTAGTATTTCATCCCATGAATCTGTCATGTGCTACTCCTTAATTATTTCAGCTTTCAAAATTGCAGATGGAAATAAAAATATTTCTTTTTTTGGTGTTGAAATCTGATGTCCTCTAGTCCTAAGATCTATAATCTGACAATATACATCTTTTGGATTTGGTATCGGGATTGTAAAATTTTTAATAAGTAAACTTCCAGTTTGTGTTGCAACGTCGAAATAAGTAACTTTAATTTCCATATCATCTCCTTAACTCAATCCAACATCTCTCACTAGATCCTATGCAACTTAAAGCTGTCCATCTACAGTCATTATCATATCCCTGTTTGAACAGATGAAAATGTGCAAAGTACCAGAGAGGTGGTCTGTATTTTTTTAGAACATAACTCAATGCGTCCATTGATGTGTCATCTGTTTTAATTCCAACAAAACTATTTCTAAATACTAGTTTGTTGAAAAACTCCCTTGGACAAGTATGACTGATAACAATATCAACTTTAACATCAGGCAAATTATAAATATCTTGCTGTGTTATTGATTCTTCGGGAAACCAGTCTAGTCCCGGAGTTCTATATTTTTTGTCAATAGAGTATGCACCACCAATGAATAAAACAACTCTTCCATCATCTAGGGTAAGAATTGATCCACGCTTCATGTAAAAAACATTAGGCATAATTTCATTGGATTCTAACTTCAACAAAGACTCGTGATCTTCATGGTTACCATCACAAAAATAAATTTTCGTCATGGTTCCATTTTTAACATTGTAGTTATCGTTTCGTTTTACTCTTCCTGTGAATCTATCAACATAAGTTGTTCCATGGAACTTTGGCCAATATCCCCAATCCCCACATTGTAGAATAGTGTCTGTTCTATCTCTAACTTTAGTGAGGATTTTATTTAGTCTGGCAAATTCTCCATGGATATCTCCAAAGACAAGTTTCATATAAACCTCAGTGATGTGAAATTTGTAAATATTTCAATCCTCTGAAAGTATCTCCATGTTCTAATTGAGAATAAAGATATCCATCTTCATCTCCATAATTGAACATATAACAATACTTTCCAATATTCTCTTTTACGAATTTTTCAGCAAGAATCCTTGCATTTTTCTTATTTTCCTTATCAACTTTTCTGAAAATCGTATCCACTTTCTTTCTATACTCATCATCTGATAGTACTTTATCTTGTCTATCACGATAGAGATTTTTGTATCCAGGATCATCAGAATACTGTTTATATCCACAGAAATATCCCCGTGCAATTTCTTTTGAAATTTTATTAATACATGATAGAGTTTCTTCAATGAGAAAAGCTTTTTGTCTTAGGCAATCATTAAATACGATATCAGCTTTCTCTTTAAAGATAACAATATCATGTACCTCATCCCATGAATCAACCAGTTTTGGCCACGCTACAATAAAACTGGAAGATGAACTGTTGGTTACAAAATCAAGTTTCCTTCTCATTTCACTCTCCTTAAATGAGGATGATCTCCTATTGGTCTTTGACACTCTTTTACATTTATAAGATTTCTCAAATGTTTAGTCAGACATTGTTCACACAAACCTTTATCGAAGACAGGTTTTTGACAATCAGGACAATATCTAAAGTTACACCCCCAACAAGGAGAACCATCATCGAAATATCCCATTCCCTCCCCACAAATTAAACACATTATTCTCTCCTTCCCTTGTCTCGAATATCCTGAACGATTTTAAGTAGTTTTATCCAGTTATCACCAAGATCAGCAGCTTCCTCAACTGTTGTTTCAACTTCCAGTCGTTCTCTTGGTTTTATTTGACCACCAGGAAATTGTTCATAATCACTTTTGTATATGACCTTCATTTTTTTCCTCCAACCCTTTAGCAAGGGTTTTAAAGATTTCAGCTATTTGTTTTTGACCTTTATTTACATCGTTACTGAGCATTGTTCCTAGTGCACCATGAATGGACCTTATACATTCATCAATAGCTTTGGAATCATGTGTTAAAACTCTACCCATTGCCTGATTTCCTGTTTCATAAAATGCCCCAGCAATACGATCTAATCCACAGGAAATATTTTGTAATTTCTCTAAAGAGTTGTGAATATCATCCAACCATGAAGTGTCTATTTTTTGTTTCATTAGTTTAATCTTCCTTCCCCTCTCTATCTTTCATGTTCAAAAAAGGTTTAACTCTGTTAATTATTTCCGCTGTTGGTGCAATTGCTTCTTCAATGAGTTTAGAATCTTTATATGCATCTGGTGCTTCATCCAAAGTTGATGATAAAACTGAAGATGAGTATATTCCGCTCATAGTTTCTTTGAATTTTTCAAGATCCAAAGTTTTCTTAGCCATTGATCTTGATAAAACTCTACCAGCACCATGAGGGGCAGAAAAATTCCATTCGGGATTTGATTTTCCTCTACATATAAGAATTCCATCTCTCATATTTAAAGGGATAATCATATTATTTCTCAGATAAGAACTAATTGCTCCTTTTCTAATAATCATATCATTTGGATTGATATAATTATGAATAGTTTGAATTAAAGATGAAATTTCGATTTTGTTGAAGAAATGACCTATAGAATCTAGCATTTTAAATCTGTTCTCTTCTGCATATATCTGGCAAAAAATCATGTCAAACAAATAACCGAAAATATCTTCTCCTTCAAGATATTCCATTTCATTTGACTTAACATTATCTAAACCAAGATCTTTTTTCAACTGGTCAATCTTTGCCTGATATTGTGTTTTATCTTCCGAGCCTTTGATCTTTGCTATTCCTTCTTTTAGATCATCGTATCTCTTCTTTAAGATATTTCCATGAGCACGTTTTTGCCAATACTCACAAACTTTCTTTCCGAGATATCTTGAACCAGAGTGAATGGTTAACCAGACGTTGTTTTCTTCGTCTGTTCCCATTTCAATAAAATGATTACCACCACCAAGAGTTCCCAAAGATCTAGCAATATATATTGGATCAATATTAATACTCTTACATCTTTGGATAAAATAATCATAATTATAATCTGGAAACTCAATGGTTTTTCCATACTTTTTTTCCCATTGTTTTGCAAATACAGCAATACTTCTTGTTACAAGAACCCACGGAAATTCTTTCATGTTAAAAGGTTTATCATGAATATTGAAACCAAATGGAATTTTTTCTCTGATAAAATCATCAAGCTTTTGAAGATCTAAATCTTCTTTTTTCATGTTTGAAAATTTTGCTGAAAGCATACCACAATTATGAACAAATACTCCAGCAGATATTGCAAAATTATGATATTTTTCAACCTGTAAACAATAAACATCTTCTTTTTGAGGTATTGAAGTTACAAATAGAACTTTATGATTATTTGTACAATTTTTAGTATGTCTTGTATAGCCACCCTTTCCTTTAATTTGCCTTCCGCAGTTATTACATGTAAATATAGTATTATTATTTATTTTATTAAATTCTACAAAATATTTTGCACCCCTTTTTCCATTATCTTTAATTTTTTCTTTCCATTCTTTATTATTGTTTTGCATATATGTTTTAATATTATTTGTAGCAACTAGTTTTTTCTTTTCAGAAAATTTCGGATCATAAAATCCATTTTCTTTTAATTTCTTAATTCTTTTCTGCTTAAATTCATCTGTTGCCATATAATTTCTTTTCTTTGCATGGTCAGACGAGTGTTTATTTTTATTTACATATTCTAAGTTTGATGGATCATTGTTGAACCATAGTTGATCTATATGGTGTGCATATTCATTTTCTTTTCTTTTTCCTAAAAAATATTCAGATACTATATCGTGAGTACATCTTGCTTTTTGTTTAATAGATCTTATCACTTCGTATCCATCTCTAGTTTGATAAGATCTATATAATGGCATTAAACTATCTTTTGGATTTAAGTCTTTTGCTTCTTTATAATCTCCGTTTATAAGCATAAATTTCTGATCTGGAGTACATTTAATTATATCACCACCGCTAATTGCAACAATTACTAACTCTGTATTAGTTCTTGTTTTTAAAGCTTTTGCTTTTCCTGGAACAATATGTCCATTTTCATTCATAGAATATACATAAAATTCTTTACCAATAAGATCACCAATTTCATATTGTATTCCATTAAGAAGTGGAATCTTTGTATCTTTTGTAAAACAACCAATATCCACACCGATTACATTTGGAATTACTTTGTCTGTTAAAGGCATTGTAAATCCAATTACGGCACCTTTTCCAGCATGAGTATCTGGCATGATGGCTACTGGATTTACAAATGCTGGATGGTTTAGAAAGTTTGTGATTTGAGATATGCATTCTGGTTCTACTATATCTATCATCACCTTTGCCGTAGTGTATTTACCCTTGATTTCAAACATTTATTACTCCTCATTTTCTTTCAATAGTGCTGTTAATGAATTAACTAGCATATTTCTAACTTCTTCTACCTTTTTAATCTTTTTATGATATTCTTCAATATTCTGTTTTATTATTTGAAAATAATCAGGTAGATATCCACCATATAAATCCATACAACCAATAAGTTTCCATATCTCTAAAAAGAGATTTTGAACTTCAGGAGGAAGTTTTTTTGCAGCATACTTTACATTTTTTGTTGTTGGAATTTTTTTTCCATCAACAATAAAATATTGTCTCTTTTTCATCTCAATCTCCTGCTTTTAATTCTACCTTTGAAGAAAATGCCCTTGCTTCTTCTGTATAATGATATTTCATTTCAGTTACAGATACTAGTTGAAATATTCTTTCTCCATTGACAGATGTAATTTCAACTGGCGCTTCCTCATCACATTTTTGAAGTAACTCAATTAGTTGTTTTACTTTCATTTTTCTTCTCCAATTTTATTTTTACATCTTTAATAACAAGTTCTATATCTACATCATAATCCCCATCACGAGGATCAACTTTCAGTCTTGTGATATGATATCTTTCTTTTATGTCTTTAACTATTTTATCTTTTAACTCTTTCATCCCGTTACATTCTTCTGAGTAATCACCATTGTAAAGTTCATAAAACATTATATTATACCCTTGAAGGGTGGGTCTATTTCAACCCACCCTTTTTGTCTTTTAAAGTTTTTCTCTCTTCTCTTTATATTCAACACATTTTTCATAAAGAGAATTACATTTCCGTTCTGCTAGTTCCACTTTTGGATTGATATAAGAAGCAAGACTATGACCACAATCATATTTATCTCGCATACAATTGTAGAAATAATATGCTCTTCTCAATCTCAACTTGTAAAACATTTCACATATCCAATACCAGATCTTCATGTTATCCTCCTATAACTCAAATGGGCAACATGCAGGATCTTTAAGAAGTTGTTCTCTGAATTTCTTGAAAATATCAGAGTTATTCCAGACCTCTTTAATGGTCTTTCCTTCAAGAGGAATTCCATACTCACTCCCTCCAAATGAGCATGGAATCATCCTCATATCAGGAGAAATATACATAGACATTCTTGCCCCCTCACAAGTGTCCATGCTTTCTTCCTCCCTCCTGGTCAAATGAACACCAGATTTCTTGACCTTGTTGACAAGACATGAATCCATACCAAGCTTGAAATTCATTTTTCTTGTCAGTCTCAATACAGCAAGTTTTTTGTCAAAAATACCATGACAGAAAGCTTTTAGACCATCTGTATTGATAATCCAGTCAAGATTCTTTGCTCGCCCTTGTGGTTTGAAAAGGAGAAACACTATTGCATTGAGTTTCTCAGTGTTTACCCTTCCCGCCCACATATCATCACCTAATAGAATTCCTATTGCTTTTAGAAAAGTTTTCTTTGACAATAGAAAATGAATATTGGTTTTGATTCCGGCATTGATAAATCTGTTGATAGCTGAATATGTATAATCTTGTTCATAATCAGAAACAGCTACTGCACCACACATCTTTGAGATTTCAATCTGCTCATCTGTCAGATTTAATCCACTCGTAGTGTAGTTTGGAATAATGTCATTCTTGATACAATATTCAACTATTTCCTTGAAGTTTTCGTGTTCGTTTGGTGAACCACGACCACCGAGAGCAATCTGGTTTACGTATTCCTTACTCTCGTCAACGATTCTCTTGAAGTTTTCAAGAGACATGTTTGGTTTTTGGTCATCTCCTTGATAACAAAACTCACAACGATTACTACAATGCCCCATGATACCAATATCCATGAGACTAGGATACTCAAGAGCAAATGGATCAGGATGTCCATTAATTCCTTGAAGTTCTTCTCGCCCAGTAATTGTGTCGAATACGATTTGGTACTTCTCGGTTTTAACTACTTTCTCCATTTCTCTCATCCTTTCTCAAATATTCTTTATTTATTTTGATACATAATTCATCTATCTTATTTACTTCTGGTTTATTAGGTAAGGGAGATATTTCATAATATTTTTCAAATTTTTCTTCATATATTTCCATCTCCCTATACAATTGTTCATATGATAATTTTCCAGCTCTAATCTTAAGTAAATACTCTGCATCAGGTCTTGGAAACGTAATTGTTCCGTGTAATAGTAATTCCTCTCCCTCTGAAATTAATCTAATTAAATGAGAAGCATGTTTGGTGTCATATCCAAACTTCTCTTCTAGTTTTGCTCTCTCTGGATTTCTATTCTTTTTCCAGTTTTCGTAATTATCCCATTCCCTTTGTGCATTTTTGTATGCTTTATTTTTTGTAACTATTCTCATTAGATCTTCAACTAATGATACTTGATCTTTTAAAGCTTCATATGCACCAAGGTCATCATCAGACATCAGAGTTTCTCTGATTAGACCATAATCTTCAGGTTCTGGTTTCTTAGTTGGTGGATTCAGTAACCAGTTTCTATGGGTTTTGATTCTCTTAAACTGGCTATGTGCATATCCTAAAAATGTATGCTTTGCTTTCTTTGACAAAAATAATTTTTTGTGGTTACAAATGACTTGCCATTCATATGTTGCAACTTCCCACATATTCCGAGGAACAAAAAGAAGCTCGATGATATTAGGATTGTTGTCCATTGCAAGACGCATAAACTTCCTAATTTCAAAATATATTTCATCATTCTTCTTATCTTCGAACTGTTCTGTGGATAATATACACCCATAAAAGTATCTCTCATCCGGAATGAATACTCCCCTATAATCTACATCAGATAATGGAGTATTAGTGCCGTAAAGATGACTACCTGCTTTACATTTAAAAACTAGTTTAAAAGTATCTGGTAAATTAATCATTGATCACCTTTTAAAATTTTCTTAAATCTTTTGTTAATAGCTAAATAAATTTTTGATATTATTTCTGCAGCTCTTTTACTTGATTTTTTATAAGCAATAAAATCAGTATCCATATTAATATAATTTCTAAATATTTTTCTTTCATTTTTTGTTAGAATTGTGTTAACAGCTGCAAAACAACCAAGAACATTATCATGAGAAAGAACTCCAAATGGGCACAGTATACATCCTTGCCAATAAGCATTATATGCTGAACAAAAGTAACAATGATTGTTATTTATCATTTTATCTTTAAAAACAAACGACTGTTTAAAGTTTCTCGGATTAAATCTCTGTCGTAATTTATTAAATTCCTTTTCAGTAATCTGAATTTCTTTTTTTCTGATCATCACCTTTCTCATTTTTTTCACCTATAATAAAATTATTGTTTTTATTTTTTTTTTTTTTTCTTTTTTCAAATTGTACCTTAAAGTATTCTATTAGTATATTTGCTTTTCTTTTTGTTTCTTCTAATTCATCCTTTGTGATTATTCTTTCTGCTACACCTGTTTTATAAGAAAAAGAAAGAGGACCGGATGATAGAAAGAATGTTACATGGTCATCCGTAATCCATATCCGGTCCAGGTTAGTTAAGTTGATTACCCATTCATGGTTGATTTTAAAGAAAAGTGGTGCGTATGAATCATATTTCATTTTTTTAGTTCCTCCAAAACTAGTTTTTGAAGTTTCTCTTTTGTATTTTGTTCAGGATCTTCAATAACCTTTTCAAGAAGGAACTTCAACATACGACCAATTTCCTTACCAGGTTTCAATCCAGTGATATCCATAATGTCTTTTCCATTTAAAGCTAACTGGGCAAAACAAGATACTGGATTTTTCCTTTCCACTTCCGTTTTAAACGATCTGAGGAGCTCGTAAACATCTCGTAGACCATAATAGCGATTAGTCTTAAAATTACCCCTACGATCACTCACAGCAAGTCTGAGTAGATCTTTATAGTGGATTCCAGCATCACTCAACATTACGAGAGTTCTCCTTATTGATTTAGGAGATAATCTCTCATGAGAAATCCTCATATGAAGCCTAATCAGATTTGAAATGTATGAAATTTCATTGTTTGAAAATTTGAGAATTTTAAGTTCTTTTGCTACTTGATCTGCCCCAACATATTCATGATCCTTGAACCAAACATCGTTTGTTCTTGGATTTATATTACATGCAATTGGTTTTCCAACATCATGTAAATATGATGCTAATTTGATTAAAGGATACTTTGTTGAAACACTATCTCCAGACATCATATTGTGATAAAAAACATCCTCAATATGATATGGTCCATGTTCGTGATTCCAACAATCTGCCAGAGATGGAAAAATATAAGAAAGAGCTTCAATATCCATCAAAGCTTTGAAAAATATAGATGCCCTTTTAATCTTCATTGCTTTTTTAATCTCTAACATTATTCTTTCTTTATCCACATGCTCAGAAACATAAGTTGAATAGAAAAGAAGATTCCGAAAGGTGTCCTCATCGAAACTTCCATCAATTTTAGCCAGGAATCTACAAGCTCTAATGATTCGATTTGGATCCTCATATATTCTGAATTTTGGATCTCCGACAAATCTGATAACTCTGTTTTTGAGATCTTCTTTTCCGTTGACATAATCAATTATCCTTTCTTCGAAGGGATCATATGCCATTGCATTGATTGTTAGATCTCTCCTTAACACATCTTCTTCGAGAGTTTTTGCTTGTTTGACTACTACATTTCGTGCGTTCAGTCCCTTGTATGTATCTGTTCGATAAGTAGATACTTCAATCCCATCAACAAATGAAACCAGAAAAGATTTTCCTTCTGCTTTATAATTTGAATCTTTGAAAATTTCACTAATCTCTTCTGGAGAAGCTGAAGTAACTACATCCATATCTTTGGGTTTTAAACCCATTAGCATATCTCGAACTGCCCCACCGACAATATACGCTTCAAATCCTTTCTTTCTTAATCGTTCAATGATTTGTTTAGCTGTCATTAACTATGCTCCTATGAAGTGATTAATTGTCCAGATTAAAACACATGCATGTAAAAACTGGTCAAAACCAATCGTTGTAAAGAATGCATGCATTTTGTTGTTGGTATAAAAATATGATGTAATTTTACTAGTTATTCCATCTATAATAAGATGAGTTGATCCGTTTATTATAGATATTTTAAATGCATTTTCAAATCCAATAATTAGAAATAAAAGAAGAAACATAACCAAAGTATACGTTACAACATGATATACCAACATTCCAAAGTTTTTACTTTTCTTTTCTCCCATTTCTCTTGACTGACAAACAAAATCAGCAAACCAATGGCAGAAAAATCCATACATAAATAAAAACATATTATCCTCTTAAATGTTTTCTATTATCTTGATAGTTATTGGTGTTGCGTTGTGTTCAAAAAGGTTGAAGTACATAAATTCTCTTACATAATCAGAGTCGTTCTTTATTGGTTTCATGTCAGAAATAGATATGTGATAATTCTCATTGCACCAATCAAGAGCAATCCATTGATTATCAGATTGTCTTCTATATGTGGTCCATGAATGTCCAGTTAAACCATTTGGTATCTCCTTACCATTTATAATTTTGTTATTTTTTATCATTCCACCATAAGTTCTTATTCTATCTGGAGAAATTCCTACATGAAGAAGAAGTGAATGAATGAGAGTTGCTCCATCTTCACAATCTCCTTTCATGTTCTTAAGTGATTCAATCGGAGTTGCCCAATATTCAATCTGACCATAAACAGATTTATCACTTTTATAA